CCACCTCCCTGGTATCCTGATCCGCTCATTTTTGGAAATTTGCCGCCCAAAAACGGCGGAGTTACTTTACTTAATAATTTACTCATCAATGCAGCCTGCTCGCGCACGACAGTCGCCTCGTCCAGCTTCAGCTGCTTCACTAGCTTCTTGGCCTTCGCTTTAAACAGGGTCGAATCTACTGTGAAGTTTTTAGCCATCTTGCTTGTGCAGTGTGATCTCCCAGGTAGCGGCATCGACTGATTCGATGCCGGTGATGATGTAGCGTGACTGGTCGCTCTTGGTGATCGCTTCGTTGATCATCGGTGGCGCACCTTTTAAAAATAATGACTTCGATACGCTCATGGCGTTGGTCGTGTTGACCTCATAGCCTTGCAGCTTGTCAAAGTCGGTCGGTGCATCATCGCCGCGAAAGACCGCGCGAAACACACCGATGTGATTGCTCATAGTAAATGACTCGCCCGCGAAGCTTTCGGCCTCGGCAAATCCTGTGATCATTTCGTCGTCTAGGCTCATAGTAAACAAATGCGGCCCGCCCGATATTGAGCGAGCCGCGTGGGTTTGTTGGGATGGGGGAATATTACTTCTTTGCCTTCTTCGCTTTTGGAGCTGGCTGGCCGACAATCTTCTTCTGCTTGTCGGTATGACCCTTGCGAATGTAAACGATCTCGCCGGGTTCTTCGCATGCCTTGTAAGCGTCTAAGCACTTGCCAGCATCTTCGGAACATTCCAAAACCTTGACGTCGCCCTTTGCGGAGCGGTGGATTGTGACTGATGGTTTGAACATAATTTTTTAAATTTAAGGATTAAAAAGCGCCCCGACGAATCGAGGCGCTTTAGAATAAGCTTACGCGCTTGTGATACGGTGTCCGGCTGTGCCGACTCCAACAGATGCTCCAAAGAGAACATTGACGTTGAAGTAGAGTGTGCCGTCAGCGCTATACCATTTGCGGAACTGAACTGGAAGGCCAAGACCTGGGATAACTACAGTCTCGACATCAACGCCAGCCTTAGCAGTCATTTCGTCTGCAACTACTGTGCGTGCTGCCATGATCAGAGCGGACTTTTGGAATGCGAAAGCAGCGAGGTTTTCGCCGTTTGCATCTGCAAGACTTGTTTCGTAGGTATCGAAGTTAGCAACGCGAGGAACCATTGCTTCGGCCTTGTCAGCAGTCATGCCTGGGATTTCAGCGCTGTTGAGTGTCTTTACAAGCGATGCATAGTATGCAGGGTTGCAGAAGAGCGAGCGGCCAGACTTGAGAGCTTTAGCGCTTGTTAACAGTGCGTTGAAGTCAGCCAGATCGTCGCGGTCAAAGTTTGCGGCGGTGATGACTTCAGTCGATGCGAAGTTAGCATTTACAACGAGGTCCCAGATGTAACTGAAGACGGACTCGCCTACTGCTTCAAGTGCTGGCTCAAGGAACAAGCGATTCAAATCGATTTCAGACTTGCTGCGCTCTAGGTCAGTGAATCCGTATGTGAATCCCTTGAACTGATTGAGTGTGATAGTCTTAGCAACCATTGCTACGTCAGACTCGTTGGTTTGGTATCCAGTAGTCATATCGCCCGCAGTGACGTTAGTCGGGATGCGAGTGGTGACAGATTCGCCAGACTGAGAGATATCAGTCGAGAAGTCTGTGGATAGTGCGGATAGAGGAGCGAACAAGTCAGTAAGAGCTGGTAAGCTATCTTGAGCGACTTGAGCTAGGTTTACACCTGCAATTGTATTAGCCATTTTATTTTTATTTTAGTTGGGTGATTATTGACCGATCACAGATTTATGTTCGGCATAAAATTCTTGAGCGCCTTGGAAGTCGCGTGCGTCTTTCAGTGCGTTGTATTCTTTCCAGAATGCATCTTCAGTCATCGCTTTGGGTGTTTCCTCTTCGATGGCATCTTCGATGGCTGGTGTGCCAGATTCAGCGAGAAGTTCTGCGGCCTTTTCTGCAATCGCTTGTGCGGTTTGCTCGGTCGCTAATGCGAGTGCGTCGATGTGTTCTGTCTTCAGCAATTCAACTTCTGCTTTTGAATCAACAATTTCGTTTTGAATCAATGCAACTTGCTCTTCATGCAAATCGATTTCGTTTTGTAGCTTTTCGATTTGAGCGTTGCACACTTCAATTTGACGTGCTTGGCACTCAATCTTGATGCCGTCGATCTTAGCTTGTGGAATGGCGCTGAACTCTTTGAGAGATTCCATATCGCCAATCGAAGCTGCTGCAAGGTTCGCGTCGCTGATCACGTCGATAAAGCCTTTTTCAAGTGCTTCCTCGGCTGTGTAATAAGTCTCGGCGTCCATTGCTTCGTCAAGTTCTTCGGCGCTAAGATTAGAGCGGCCGTAGCTTGTGCGAATGTTTGATTCCATCTTATCGAGTAAGTCGGCATCTTTGCGAAGTTGCTCGGCGCCGCCCATGCTCATGGTCCATGGGTTATGGATCATCAACAGCGCATTGGCTGCCATGTGGATCTCGTCGCCGGCCATTGCGATGACGGATGCCATCGAAGCTGCGAGCGAGTCAACGTGTGTGACTACTTTAGCGCTGTGGCGCTTGAGTGCGTTGTATATGGTGTTGCCTTCAACAATCGAGCCGCCGCCAGAAGCGATGCGTAGATTGATAGTTTCGACATCGCCCAAGCCTTTCAGCTCGTCAATGAACTCATTCGCTGAAATACCAAATCCGCCGATTGAGTCGTAAATGTATATTTCAGCCTCGGTGGATTGATTGCCCTCCGCGTCTGTTTTGCGGTCCATTGCGAACCATTTATTTTGTGTAGTCATAAGTTATATATGGGTTTATGTGTCAAGTGACTGAGATTCTTCTGATTCAGTGTCTTCGTCTTCGATTTCTAAAGGGATATCGCCAGGCATCAGCACGGTGCCAAGTTCGGCATCAGCCAGACCATTGGCTTGTGCGATTAGTTTGCGCTGCGCTAAGTATTCAGCCCGGCGAGTAGTAAACTCGATTGGATCATATCCACGCTTGGCGAGGATGTCGTATTCAGATGCGACGCCAGCGCGTAAATCTTCGCGGTCTGCCTTGCGTGCGTTGCCATCGTCCACGGTAAACTCACGCGGCTTGGTAAAGCTGCACTTGGTCCAGTCTTCCGGCAGTGTGTAAATACCTTGCTTGGCGCGCTTGGCGATGATGTAAAGCGCCATGCGTTTGCGGAATCGGGCCAGACACTCAACGCGATCATTAATCGAATCGTTGATATCACGCTGAAAAGCGCGAACCCCAGCGCCGCCGACTGCGGAACTATCAAGCATCTCTCGACGCCATTCCATGCCGTAGAAGGCTCCAGCCTCAATCTTGTCACTAAATTTTAAGAAGCCATCACTGGGTCGATTGCTTTCATGCGTTTCAAGTTTTGAACTGTTCTTGAGATATCGAATGGTGCCGCCTGCGAGTAGCTCGGTTTGGAATGGCGCCTGAGTAGCGCCTGCCTGGCCGTTGATAATGCTGGTGGCGGTATCACGTTTGCCGGTATCGTTGGATTCTTTAAGAGTTAGTGCCGCATTAACTTTCTGGCCGATCTTCTCGTAATCTCTGACTTCTGCCAGATCATACCAGTCGAGCATACCAGAAGCAATGGCTGGCACACCTCTACCCTGTGAGAACCAATCAGGATCTGTGATATGGATCATGTCGCGAGCCGATACATCGCGGTAACTTTCCCGGTCTTCGCCCATGACTCGATATGCAACCTCGGCCCCAAAGTCATTGTAAATGATGCCGCTTTTAATTTTTAATCCACGGAACTTGCCGCTTTCTACGCGGTCCTCGTTGCTGTATGGATCGCTGCAAATGCGATGTGCTTCTAGCCATTGTAATTTTGGAAAGCCAGTCTTTGATTCTGTAAGCAATACAAATACATCGCCATCGACGTCGAGTGACTTCGACTCAATTTTGACATTGCGCCGGAATGAGAATTGCGGACCGCGAATATCAATCAGCCCGTCAATAGCAGCCATGTCGGCTTCAACAGCAGCGACAAAGTCAGCATCTTGTGAGTGAGACTGAAAGCGCCAGGACTCGCCATACACTTTGCCGCTCTTTTGTTTTACTGCTCCACTGACTGTGCTGTTGCTGGTATAGATAAAGCGAGCATCGTTGCGCAGCAACAGTGTCTTGTGCCGGCTCATCAAGTCGAGCAGGTCGCCATTCATATCACCTTGCGCATTACGTTGCGCGCTAGTCGATGCAGTAGGATAGGCGCTATCATTGCCCCAAAAGGCATATTGAAAAGCACGCTTGGCGCGCTTAGTGAAAGCTTTGATCGGTTTAGTAGCCATATTCAGTCTGTCTGGTGAAACTAGCAACGGTGACGTTTGTGACTTCGCCATTGGTATCAATTAAGTATGCAAGCAACTCGGCGTCTGTCATCACTCCATTAGAAACGCCGCCAATTTGAAGCATGCGCCATGATTCTCGAACCATGTTTAAAAAGTCAGCGCCCGATTGCCCGGCTGGTAATTCATAGGTAAATGATTTACCTTGCACCGATGCCGATACGACATATCTGCCGCCCTGCTCGGCAGTTGTATATTGATTGGCCGCCAAAGTCTCTAAGGCTTCAATTGTCGCCGCCGATGTCTTGCCCACATGGCACCATACTGAAAAGATAAAATCACGCATTAGTAAGCGCGTCTGTGTCAAGTATACTGGTGTCTTAGTCTTTCTCGTCAGTTGGCTTTTCGCTTACACCGACTAGGCCAGCCATCGCTGCTGCGACCAGTTGCATTTTTTCGCAGTCGTAAAGGTGATCATTGCGTGCTGTTTGTTTCCAATCGTAATACACGCTGCCATCCTTTGGATTAGTCTTGGCTATTCTCGCCCACGAATTGAGTTGATTCAGATAGTTCGTGCCAGCGTTGTTTGAGTGTGTCCATAAGCGCTTAGGCTCAGACATTCCACGCAGTGTAGCAAAGCGGCTACGCGCCTCGTTCTCAGCATACCAGAACTGGATGCAGTATTTCATCTTGCCGTCGCCATCGTTGGTGCCTTGCCATGTGTCAACTGGGATTGGCTCGGAATACATTTTGCGCATGCCATCTGGATGCCGGAATGGTTTACAGTTTTGACCGCGTAATACAATCCATCCATTTTTGGCAGCGATGCGTTGCACTTCAGTTGTATTGTAATTGCCATCCACAAACACTCCTGAGCCATCCAGACCATTTTGCAAGATGCCATATTTATCGCACATCTCGACAATGTGCAAATCACTGAGTGCCTTATGCGCTTCGATCAAGCGCGATTCTACGCCTTTGGACCATGATCGTATGACATAGTAAAAGTGATCCTTTTGCACGTCGATGGTGCAGAAAGTATATTCAGCATCTTTCCATATCTGGCTAGATGGATAGTCACCTTCACTATTTTCGTTGTCTGATAAGACAATAAAGCGCGACACATCCCACGGCTCGGCCAGTCGCTTGCGCACAAAGTTCTCAAGTGCTTCCAAGTCGCCGCGATTCTTGGATGCTACTGCGTCGTGATATTGGCAGGCCAAGTCATCCCACGGAAAGTGCGCCATAGCATTGTATTGATAGAAGTCGATCTTTGGATCGCCATTAGGATTCATCGAAATGTAGCGGCCCGATTGATTGCGCTGGTGCTGAGTTGTTGGATTAAACTGCATCTGACCGGCGCAGAGCTGGCATTCATAATAAACAGAATCTTTAATCTTTGAGTAATCCGTTGATTGATCTTCATTTAACACATCGTCGCCGCTTGCAAATTTCATGCCTCCAGGTAGTTGATCGCCGTCCTTCTGTTTTGGCTGTGTCCAAATGTAAGGGATCATTTCGCCGCAGCAATCGCATGGCACATGCCAGACCTTTTGCGTTGAGCGCTTCCAAAGCACATCAATTTCACTGCCAGCAGTCTGGCCCGATGTCGGCAGGAACATGCGCCAGCTCCACGGATAACTTGAAAGCCGGTCTTTGATCTGGTCAATCCAGCCAGTCTCATATGCCCACGACTCATCAAGTGTGACCATCTCAATTGTCTTGGAATTACGATGCGCCAGAATGCGAGCGCCAAGCAGCCGGATAAAGCCATATGGGAATTGCGTGTAATAAGTTGTCTGCGCAAAGCGCTCGTCATTAATGATGCGCTTGATCGCTGGCGTGTTATTGATGAGCGGCGTAAACTTGTCATCGCTAAACTCTTTGAGCGCTTCCTTAGTTAAGTCGTAATGCGCCTGCCGGCTTGGCGTGGTCTGCGCCGTATACAATTGAAGCAACTGAGCGCACAGCGTTTTGACGTGCTGAACTGAACCAATCAGGCCAGTCATGCCGGCGCGCATGTTGGCAGCGCTGCGAAGTGGCTCACTCATCAATGGATGCTTGGCCGCGTCAAATTTGCCGTAGTCAAGCTGGATGTTGCGCTCACACCAATCAACTGGGTCTGGTTGCGTGAGTTTCAGTAGATCAGTCATTACTTAGTCCACAAGCTCTCACTGTTCCCAAGGTATTGCTCTGACTCAAGCTTGACGCATTCGACCACCCAGCTAGGAAT